GTACGGGTGCTAAAAAGCTTGTTCTCCATTCGAGCATCTTCGGCTGGTGCGGTTATGCTGGAGCAGTTTAATAAAGCAATTGACAATGGCACTTTTTCCTTCCAAAAACAGGTGCAGATGCTGGAGAGGGTTAAGCGCGAAGGTCGTTTTGTCAATGACATGTATGCTGAGATGGAGAAAACAACAGCGACGTTATGGGAAGAAACTAAGGCGTCCTTCTCCCGAGCAATGCTGGAAGGTATTGAGACGGCTCCAGTGAAAGAGCTGGTTACTGCGTTAAAAGATTTAGCCGAGAGTGGCGCATTAACATCCATTGCTCAGGGTGTTAGTCTGCTTGGGACAGCTGTTGTGGATCTTGGTAAGCATAATCTTGCTCTTCGAAGTATGTTGCTGGGAATCCAGTTGACAACAACGGCAGTAACGGTTCTGGAGGATATTTTATATAGGAAGAGGTCTGGAAAGAGTGGGTTATCCGCTGAAGTTCTGCTAACGCTTAACGCGGCAGATCTGTTGGCAAAATCGCAACAGCAGGGCTATAAGTATACAAATGCCGAGCGTTTGGCTGTTGCTAGGCTGACAGATGCTTATGGTTCGCTAGGCGCAGCGTATGTAGCAACGGAATTTGATGGGAAGATCGAAGCGTCAGCAGCAAAAGTAAAGACTTTAGCAGATGAACAAGAAACATTTCTTGCCAATATGAAAAAGGCTGGAAAGACCCCAGAGAATTTAGCAGTTTATAAGCGAATGACAGAGGATCTTGCGGCAGCGAGAGCGGAGCAGAAGAAGTTGGTTCAAGATCGGGCGATTGCACTGCAGAGTCCTGAGCAATGGAAGCAGCGTGTAGATTCTCGAGGTGATTTAGAGCAGCGGGATAAGGCTGAGGCTGACGTTGCTTCAAAACAACTTAGGCGCTCTCAGAATCGTCGCGATGTTGAGATGAACCAGCGTGTGTTGGAGCGTGCAGACCTGCTTGCTGATTCTAAGTTTCGCTTACAGCTTATCGATAAGCAAAAAGCTGCGGAACTCTTGTCGGCTACCGATGCAATGACACAAAAGAAGAAGATCAATGATCAGATCAGGGCAGATGACTTAGCTTTGTTACAGGATCAGCTGGCTCTTGCAAACGAGAAAAAACAGGAAGCTATTACTGATGCCCAGTCGCCCACAGCAACAGCGGATGCTGATAAGCTTGCGTTAAACGCAGAGAGGGCTGCAGATAACGCTGCGCAGAAAGTGAAGCAGAAGAAGCTGGAACAAGCCCGTGCGGACAAACTCTTTACTGAAGATTTAGCTGCAGAGAAGGCTAAGATTGAAAGAAAATATGCAGCAACATCCTTGACTATTGAGCAGTCTAAAATCAATTCAGAGCACGATCTTACGGCTAAATCCTTGGCTGATAAGCAGGATCTTCTGAGCCAGATGCATGATGCTGGTTTGATCTCCGAGCAGGCATATCTTGACCAGAAGCGGGCGCTAACCCGTGAATCTCTTGCTGCGGACAGAAAAGAAATCAAGGGAAGTTTGTCTATTTTGCAGCAGGAGCTCGCTAACGCCCTTGCACTTCCGGACACAGAGAAGAATCGCAATACGGTTCGCGGAATTCAGGAAGAGATTCGTAAGACCTCTGAGTCTTTGAAGCAGGTAGATGAACACGGGGATGTACTAGGTCAGCTTGTGTCCGCTGAGGATACAAAGCGAGCACGAGATTTCAGGCTTGAGCTTGAGGGGATTCAAAGAACTCATGCTAGATTAATCGAGGAGTCTGACTTTAAACTAAGTATCCGGACTCTCGGTAGCTCTGCTCAGGATCTGGAGACAGAAAAGCGTGGGTTGGACTTAGAGCGTAGGGATAAGATTAAGGCCCTGCTGGAGAAAGAAGGCTCCAGTAAAACATCCAGCGCCGAGATTAAGAAAATTAATGCTGCTTATGACGGAATGGAAAAAAGCCTTATTGCCAGCCACGCAAGACAGCAGGCCGCTAATCAGGATTTCTGGGACGGGATGACTGCTGGTGCTAATGAGTATGCGGATTCGGTAAGTAATGTCTTTGAAGAGTCTTCGTCGGCGGTAAACAAGATGTTTGGGTCAATGGAAGACGCTCTTGTTGAGTTTGTTCAGACGGGTAAGCTTAATTTTAGGGATCTCGCAAATTCAATGATCGCTGATATGATCCGGATATCCATTCAACAATCGATTACAAAGCCTTTGGCCTCTGCAGCTTCATCTTTCTTTTCCGGATTGTTTGGTGGAACTTCGTATGCCATGGGTGCTCAACCTTCAGCGGGCATGGGGCCAGGACTTGCTCTTGGTGGCGTGTTTGATACGGGCGGACAAGTTACAGCTTATGCTCAAGGTGGTGTAGTGGATCGCCCCACCGTATTCCCCTTTGCAAAGGGCACTGGGCTGATGGGGGAAGCTGGGCCAGAAGCAATCATGCCACTGACCAGAGTGAACGGTAAGCTCGGCGTTGCTGCAGCAGGCGGGGCAAATGACATTAATGTGGTTGTTAATAATTACGGGGATGCTAAAAAAGTCGGCGTTCAAAAAAATACAAACAGCTCTGGTGGAATGGACATTGTTGTTACCTTGGAAAAAGAACTCTCAGACCGGATTAAGTCTCGAGGGTCGCGACTATCTCAGACTATTGAGTCAACATATGGTATCCGGCGTGTAGGAGGCAGATAAATGGCAGACTGGCCCGTAGCATTACCTCAAAAACCCCTTCAGGATGGATTCTCTTCAGCAAAAGTTGATGGGAGGATTCGCACACAGATGTCGGAAGGGCCGGAAAAAGTTCGGCGCAGGTTTACAGCAACGCCGGAGGAGCTTACGTGTGCGTTCCATTTGAATACTGCCCAGCTGAGCACGTTCAATACCTTTTTTGAGACAACTTTGGCAGGGGGATCGTTGACTTATAACTGGAACCATCCAGTTACAGGGGTTCTGAGTGTCTGTAGAATTAAAGACATGCCGGCCATCTCTTCAGCGGGGTCAGAGTGGCAGGTAGCTCTTGTGGTGGAGGTATTGCCATGAGTAGGACTGTTTCTGAGAGTGCTGTCAGGGCAATGTTTGCCCAACAAACCGATGAGATTTTTCTTTGTAAGCTGGAGCTCTCTCATCCGGATTGGGCCCAGCCTTTCTATTTTATCAACGACAGGGTAAACCATACGGACGCCGGCTTAACCGAGTGGATCGGTTTCCCATTTCAGATAAAGCTGCCTGATGACCGTGATGACGAAGTGCCTTTGGCACAACTGTCTATTGATAATGTTGACCGACAAATTGTTCAGGCTGTGCGTGGGATCAGCACACCAGCAACGATAACTCTCTGGGTTGTGCTGGCAAGCGATATTGATGACGTCGTGGCTGGGCCTTATGTTTTCAGCTTTAACTCTTCTTCCTGGGATGCACTTACAGTCTCAGGTAGCCTGGAATTTGAGCCAATATTAAACATGCGTTGGCCACAAGACGATTTTACCAGTATCACTACGCCTGGGTTATTTAAACAATGAACAAGTGGTGGTTAGATTATGTTGGATTGCCGTTTCTGAGTTGCGGGAGAGACCGTCAAGGGTGTGATTGTTATGGTCTCCTCCGACTAATCTATCAGGATCAACTTGGAGTTAATCTGCCGGATCTTCTGGAGTATGATAATACTCAGCAGCGGCACCGAATGAATGATCTGATGAAGGATAAGCCTTTGATCATAGGGTTCGAGCAGATGGAAATTTCAGCGGTTGAGCCTTTAGATGTTTTGGTGATCCGGCAGGTAGGTTTTGATTGTCATCTTGGGATTGTCATCGGTAATCGTAAAATGATTCACAGTGAGGCTGGCAAAGAAGCCGTCATTGAGGAATTTACACGCCCCCATATCGCGCCGCGAGTAAAGGAAGCCTGGCATTATGTCCGATAATGTAAATCTTGTTGCATGCCCGAATCCATTTAAGACAGAGCAGGTTACTCTTGCTGTCACACAGGGGTCAACGATTGCTGAGATCGTTCATCAGATTCAGCCGGATCCTATATTAGCAAGATATGCTCATATCTATGTTGATGATGTTTATGTTGTTCCTGAGCAGTGGTACACAGTTATTCCTGAAGCAGGGTCCTTGGTTACTCTTCGTGTGGTCCCACATGGAGGTGGTGGGGGTGGTGACAAGAACCCCCTAGCAACAATCTTGAGCATTGTGGTTGTGGCAGTTGCTACCGTTTATGGAGGCCCTTTAGGATCAGCCATTGGTAAGGGCTTGGGGTTTGCGGGGGAGGGCGCAGGATGGGCAGCGGTTGGATCCGCTGTTATAGGCATGGCCGGATCTCTCCTTATCAGTGCCATAGCGCCTCCACCGACTCAGCACGCACCAGCACTGTCAGCCGCCAGTGCGGACTCTCCGACGCTCTCAATTGCCGGAGGGCGAAATCAATCTGGAGCGTTAAAGCCTATACCAAAAGTTTTAGGTAAGCATCGGGTTACTCCCTATTATGGGGCATTTCCTTATACAGAGCTGGTAGGGCAGGACCAGTATCTACGGATGCTCTTTGTTATTGGTTACGGCCCATTGGAACTATCCGAACACAAGATTGGTGAGACTGATCTGTTCAGCTATGATGATATTGAGATTGAGGTTCGAAACGGGTATGACGACGATCTGCCATGCTCATTGTTTCCCTCTACGGTGTCAGAAGCTAACATAGGGACCTTGTTAGAGCAGTCAACTGGTTGGGTTCAGCAAACGACTTTGCCGGACATTGATGAGTTTAGCGTTGAGATCGTGTTTCCTTCTGGGTTAGTGGAATACCTCACGGATGGAAGCAAGGCGAGTAGGTCTGTTCAGTTTGAGTTGCAGTATAGCCTGCACGGGGCAGATACTTGGGTCAGCGCAAGGCCCGAGATCACAGCTCCTGCTCAAGATATTCCTGTGCCGAGAGCACCAGGAACTATTTGGCAGAAGGAAGCCGCGCCGCTAAATAAGACTCGTTATGTTTTGGTGTATATCAACCGCTCTACTGGTAGAGTAGGTCAGCTTGACTCTTTAACTCAAACTCCTACTGCGCCCAGCAACACCTATTCAATTGCTTCTTATTATCAAGATGGTGATAGTCGCAATGTTTTAGGGCTTACGGACTTAAGGCCAGCGGCACTTACGGCTTTTGGCGCAGGAAATTTTCTAGCGTCTACTGGGGCCCAAGTTATTTCTATTGCTGCTGGAACCTTTACTTCAGACGGGATTGCATCCGTAACAGCAAAGACGGCCTCTGCTGTAAGATACGGGACTACAGTGATTGTATCTCGGGGGCAGTACGATGTTCGAGTTCGACGGGTGACCGGAGATTCAACCGATTCCCGCGTGTTTGATAAGGCAACTTGGAGTATTCTCCGTTCAGTGGATAATACCGATCCCGTTGCCTTGGCAGGGCTGGCTAAAGTAAGCCTGCGGATTAAGGCTACAGACCAGCTTTCAGGGGTTATAGATCAGTATAACTGCGTGGCACAGTCTGTGCTTCCAGACTGGAATGGCTCCCTTTGGGTCGAGCAGCCGACCAGCAACCCTGCAGCGATTTATCGCAGTATTTTTCAGGCTGCGGGAATGAAAACTCCTCTAGCGGATAGCCGTTTAGATCTTTCTACTATTGAGGCGTGGGCTGATGAGCTCTCTGAAGCAGGGATTGAGTACAACGCGGTTATTGATTATAAATCCACACCCTACGAGATGGCGAAGAATGTTGCAGCTATCGGTCGTGGTTCGTTCGCTATGCGCGACGGACTCTACTCTGTTGTTCGTGACTCTGCTTTGGTTGCGGCTGCAGGGCCGAAGCAATGGATAACTCCCCGAAATAGTTGGGATGTAAAAGGCAGCAAAGCGTTTGACGAAATTCATGCGGTGCAGGTTTCATATATTGAGGCTTCCGCTGGTTACCGCGCTGAACAGGTGATCGTCTATGCTGAGGGGTATGATGTTGCCACTGCTACTCGCATAGATGAGATGAAGCTGTTCGGCATCACTAACCACGATCAAGCATACAAACAGGGACTGTATTATCTCGCGGTGGCACGGTTACGCCCTGAGATGCATAGTCGTATGGTGGATGTTGAGCACTTGGTGTGTACCCGAGGGGATTTGATACGGGTGACAGATGATGTGGCCCTGCATGGACTAATGTCTGGCAGAATTAAAAGTATGGGCTACAATGTGGGGGATGTCGAACCGATTACTGTTGATGAAGTTGCTTATATGGAGGCCGGCAAAACCTACGCTTTGAGAATTCGGTATGCAGATGGAAGTGGTGATGTTTACCGCGCTGTCACAACTGTAGAGGGGGAAACCAACACTTTCACATTATCGTCTGTTATTTTGGCGGCAGACGCACCCGAGGTTGGTGATTTGGTAATGTTTGGGGAGACTGCCCAAGAAACATCGGATAAGCTTGTTCATCATATTGAGATGAGCAGTGATTTATCAGCTCGAATTTTTTATGTTGACGCAGCACCTGAAGTTTATACGGCGGACACCGGTGCAATTCCAGCCTATGATCCAGGAATAACTCTTCCTTCTAATCCCAGAGACTTAGCGCCCTCCGTACCTCAAATCCTAGATGTGCGTTCCGATGAGTCTGCGGCGGCTATTCAGCCAGATGGTACCTTTGCAGCACGGATCATGATCTCAGTTGCTGCCGGTGAGGGCGGAGGCAAGACAGAGAATTTTGAGTGTCAGTTTAGGGTCGCGGGAGAGAGTACGCCATGGCTTTCTCTTCCTTTAGTTCCCGCCACAACAGGAGTCTTTTATCTGCCTGATGTTGAGTGGGGTGTTACCTATGACATTCGGATTCGAGCTATCAGTGGGTACAATCTTTCCAGTTCTTGGGTGACGTTCTCACACACAACAACAGGAAAAACTGCGCTGATCCCTGCAGTGACGGATTTATTTGTAGAGAACTCGGTAGGTGATAATCTTACGTTTGTAGATACCGACTGTAATGTGATTTGGACGAATAATCCGGACCTCTGGAGTGATTACCGATGGATGGATTATTATCTTGTGGAAGTGCTGGATAAAGGTACTTCTGAGGTGCTATACACAGAGAAGGTCAAGAGTGCTAGGTTTGAGTTTCCTCTTGCAAAGAATAGGTCCTTAGCTGCGGGTCCTTATCGTGAGTTCAAGATTCGAGTAACGGTTTATGATATTTTTGCTCAGCACTCACCGTCTACCACTATTCAACCGATAAATCTGCAGGCTGGGGTGGTAACAAACGTGCAAACTGACGTGGGTTATGATGGTCTTGACGTTAGTTGGGACGCTATCAGCGAGGTGGGCTTAGCCGGCTATGAAATTCATATCGGGACTTCAGATGGTTTTACGCCTACGGTTGTGACACTGTTCGCGACTGTGGGAGCCCAGACAACAAACACACACATCCCTGAGTTGGCCTCGGGTTC